GTGGAGTCATTGATAAGTCCATTGAAGGACCTCTTGTAACTAATGCCCCAAGGTCTTTATCTGTCTTTGCAAGTTTCTTAATATCGAGATTGGTTGCAAACATTATCTTACCTGTAAACTTAGTAGATTGAGAAAACACTTTCCCTTTCTCATCTTTTGGAGGGTTACCAGTTCCCCATGTAATAGTTCCATCACCAGAAGTATCGAGTGCTCCTTTAAGCATTTCAAGTGAGTTCTTATCTTCGAGTACAGAATTACAATCATCAAACAACAGTATCTTATTACTGTGTTGATTGATTAACTTGTACATTGCAATTGGAGTTACACGTCCAGTGATCTTTACATAATCATAATCATCATCTCCTGGAGTATTTTCTCCTACTACGAATGGCTTTTTACCAGCATCTTGTAACTCTTTGGTAATGGTATATGTCTTTCCAACGCCTCCCTTACCATAAGCCAACATCCCTTTCATTGACCCGTTGATACATGACCTTATCTGTCTAGCAAAAGCTCCAAATTTTTTGTTGATCTCTTTTGTTTCAGGGTCTTTCTCTTCTTTATCAGGTTCAGCAATGACTTTATCATCTTTCAGATCAAAGCCTTCAGCCTCCATATTAGACTGATCTATATTTGCTGTCTTATCAGCCTTAAGGTACCCATCGTGATTGGTCTCTTCCTTAGCTTGGTGTTCAACCGACGTATCATGATCTTCGTCCACTTTTTGTGTCGTTGTGTCTGTCGTACCTTTATCTCCCTCTCCTTTGGACTGATCTTGTGTTTTATCACCCTCCTTATTAGATGTAGTTGAATTGGAATTTCCATTCTGTTTATCTTTTAATCCAACAACATGTTTCATTGCCTCATCTTCTCCTACTCCAGCATTCTTAAGAGTACTGACAATTGATGAAGCTGATTTACCTTCTGCATTCATATTGGAGGCTATCTCCTTATGATGATCTTCAAGAGTAGTAGGAGAAGAGTTGTGCTGTATTTCACCAGCTTGTTTACGTTGTTCGAGTTTCTGTGAAGGCACTTGTGCTTCTTTCTTCACTCCATCTTTGATATATTCGATAGTTGCTACCTGACCATCATTTGATACTACTTTCCCTTTCGTACCATCAGGAGCTGTTACTTGATGTCCTTCACTTATTGTAAGTTGTGGTTTATCTCCATTCTTAGGTTGGCCAGGTTGATCTTCCTGTTTCTTTTCACGAGGATTAGTTTCCTCTTCTTGTTTTGTTTGTTTATTCTTCTTATTATATCTCCATCCATCTGCAGTTTTGATATATTCAGTAGTCCCTATCTTTTTAATAGTCCCTACAGGTGCTACTACTCTACCTTTATGTATTTCGTTAGATTCCCATAATAGAGAATCATTATAGAGTATTTCAAGATGGTGTTGAATATTCTCTGAAAGTTCACCGATAAGAATGTCATACGGAGATAGTTCTTTCATTTATACATTTGGTTGTGTAAACTGACTGAAGTCTGAGAACTCGATACATGTATATGATACTGATAGAAATTTCTGTAAAATAAAGTCAATATCAAGTAAGTATTCTTCATCCATTACTTGACACCCTGCAGATAAGTTTTGAACGAACTGTATTGCAAACCCTTTCCAGGTATGGAAGTTAATTCCAAACATCCCTGTTTCAGTCTTAGAAGTATCAATTGTATCTCCCATAGATGAGTCTCTGTAGATTGTACAAGGAGAGATTTGCATCAGATATGGGTCACCACCTGACCATCCACCTTTAGGACGATATGACCACATATTCAGATATTGTCCTGGTACAATACAAGCACAGCCACCATGTTCAGCTACATATGCTGCGTTCTTTTGATAGCTTGCCCCTGGTTTTGTTGAGATAGGGATAATGTAGATATTACCATGATCATATATTACACCCCAGTCTGTAAACTGATTAGTGTATTTATTATCCATACGTATACCAATGACCATTTGATCTTGCCATACGTAGTTTTTAGAAGCAAAATATGCTTTAAGAAGTGTTTCGAATTTCTTTAGTGCTGTCAAAGTAAGATTTCCTTCATCACCATCAGGATTAAGACCTGCTGCGATAATAGCATCTACTCCTTCTTGTGTTGCTTCGATCAGTGTCATATTAAATCTACTTTACCTAAAAATAAAAATTCTACCCCAGTTCCCCAAGGTAGAATCTTCCATTGCTTAACCAACTAAAAGAAAAGTTTTATTCTGCTGCTACAGTAGTTGTTTCTGTAGAGTCATCACCGGCAGTTGTCGTTGTGGTTGTTTCTGCGAGTTGTTCACCTTCTGTAGTTGTGTCTGTAGTCTCACCTTCTGTCGATGTAGTGGTCGTTGTTTCTTCTTCTGTAGTCGTAGTAGTCACTTCCTCTGTGGTTGTGGTTGTTACTTCTTCAGTAGTAGTCGTTGTCGTTTGGCCTACGAATGCACCATTGACATAGTTGTCAGCTACCAGTTTCTTTGCCAGATTTGCTTTTGCTGTAGCAATATCAGTAGCGTACTGATCTTGTGCTTCCTGACTGATGAAAAGATCATTTGCAGGTCCATCATTTTTAGGTTCTTCACCTGCTGTGACGTCCTGTGTTGTCTTTTGACCTGATGCATCAGCTATAGTGCCATCCGGATTGAAGTTGACAGAAACTTCGATTTTTGCTTTTACCTCATCTCCGAGGTCGACTGTTGTACTGTACATTGTTGTTTACGGTTTTTAGTTGATTATTTAATACTCTAAATATAAGAAGAAGTTTTGATTCTATCTTATCAACTACCTTAGTTACATAAATTATTATAGTTACAAGAAGGTAATTATGTTTTCTATAAGGTATACGCATTTAGAATTACTTTACAACTACAGTTGTAGTTGTCATCGTTGAACTCTGATCTTCACTCTTTTTTAGTTGATCACCAATATCACTATTAGCACCACTCTTCAAGATGTTAGGATTAACTCTACCATATGTAGCGTTTATTCTCTCTTGTTGTCTTTGTTCGAAAGGACCCATGTTATCTGATTTTGAATGAAAATGAATACGGTACAATCGCAATACCAATTTGTAGATTTGGAATTGGAGAATGATCAGTAAGATTTGATGTCCCATAACCAATACTTACTACTGGAGCAATTAGAATTTTAGGTTCTTTATTTGCTAATGCGAGTGATTTGATTCCGGTCATATGTATATACGGATTGGAATTGTAGATATCTGTATACTGAATCTTATCACCCAACAGCCATTTACGTTTCCAGTAAGTTGTTTCATTCAATGTATCAATACCTTCAACATGTACTGAATCTTTACATTGTCCAAGACAACCATGTATGCCTATCCACTTATCTTTATAACTGAATTCAAGTGATTTGACTTTCTTACTTGAATCAACATATACTGTATCTACATGTACTGCTTCATCTGCTGCAAGATAGAATTCTCCTGTTGTCTCTCCTGTTATTTGTTTGGTATCTATCTTCAATACTGTAGCTTGTCTCTTTATTTGAGTTTGAAGATCTCCTGCTGTAAGTAAGAGTTGAATATTCTGAATATGCTCCTGTCCGTATTTATCTTTCCAGATCTTTGTCTGTGAAGCATATGTACTATCACTTAATGCAAGTAGGTTGATTTTTGACTGTAATGCATTTGTCTGATGTCTGTACAATGCATAAAACGATAATCCTACTATAAATAGTATAACGATTGTCAATTGATAGATACGTTCTTTAATAAACATTATTATGAATTTTTAGTTAACGAATGCACGACCTGCATCAGACTGGTTAGCACCTGTATCATTATCAGCTTTTTCGACTTTATTTTCTACTCTGTCTTTTTCTTTTTTCATTGCAACGGCTAGTTCTGCATGATCTTCAGAAGTAAAGTTTTTATGATCTGCATGATCTACACTATTATGCATAAGTTTACCTGATTGTGTCATACCAAGTACTTTATCAGTATTTGTACTAGTTTTACTAGCAGCAGTATAATGAAGTTCAGCTTGTTTATTATGATATTTTTGCTCTTTTTGTGAAATGCCACTTTCTACTGAACCCAATTTATGATGTGCTAATGTAGCATCTATATGATCATTTCCTGTAAAGTTTTTATGATCTGGGTGATTAAAATTTTCATATATTGGTAAACCTGATCTTGTATGACCAATCACTTTACCTCCACGAGAACCTTCTCCAGCTTTCTCGATCTCATCGAATTTTGATCTCTCTGATTTTTCGAGTATATGAGTACTAGCACCATAAGTGCCTAGGATTCTTTCTCTGTTTCTTCTTTCTTGTGCGTTCATCTTATTTATTTTTTTTCAGATACCTTTCAATAAAGATAACAATTTTTTCACCACCAACTTGAATATAATCAAACTTCGGATTAATAGTGGTTATGTTTTCATATACAGACTTCATTTCAATGAAGATAAGGAATTCAAAAGCTATCTTATCAAACCATTGTAAATTTTTTAGAACAGCATCACCATCTATCTGAAAGTGTGTTAATACATGTGTAATGATTAAAAATGAACCATACTGTATACATTTAGAAACTGTATCTCTAAAACCTCTACTAGTTACATTTTGACTCCCTTCTCTTACCCAAACTTTTGTGACCCCTGTTATAAAATCAAGAATCATAATTATTACTAACCATTCAAGGAAACTGAAGTCTGAAAAAAGATATTTCTCAATCCATACTGGCACTTGTGTTAAATCAAATAGAAGTACCATTAATATAAGTTTTGGTTGGAAGAGTGCCTTCATAAGCCTACTGTCTACTATTTCTTGTGAAAAATCGTTCGATTTATGATTTAAGAGATACATAAAGTTAAGGTTTCTTTTTTGATTTATGGTTTTGTCTCTACATCTGACTTATCATCAATCACTATTTTTTTCTTAACATCATTATCTGGTACCAATACACCTATAACAATTATCCCTGCACCTACTATAAATTTCAATGCAGCAATAATTATGAATGAAGTTGTATATACTTCTTCAGGCTTAAGATGAATGCTTTGTATAATATGATACCCAAACCAAGCTGACCCTACAGTAGCACCGGCAGTAGTTGTTTTCCAACTTCTACCAATGTTCTTTACACTAAGATTTGATATATACTTCATATCGTTTATTTAAACCTGTGGTGCAAAAATACGAGGAAGGTCTTGGTATAACGATTTTAAGAACGGATTCTTTTCTGGGTCAGTAGCATCATCAGGACTATCAAAAGGACTGTCTCCTTTATCATCTTGATTATCTCCACCTCCACCATTATTATTTACAGCTGCGTTAGCATCAGGATTTCCCTGCATTGCTTGATTGATTGCTTGTTGGAATGTTGGGTTAAGGATTGTATCTCCTCCCTTTATTGGTTTCAAGTTCCACTTAGCTCTGATCTCGTTCAATGTCATGAAGTTCGATAACCTCTTAATATCTTGATCAAGATCAGTCTCTTCATCATTATCAAGGTCTATACCTACAAAACGGAATTCATATGTATCATCTAACTGCCATACTATCCATTTATTCAACCACTGTTCGATATGTTTCAAGAGAGGTTTAAGGCCTTTGTCTCTCGAGTACTTTAACTTCTCATCATTATTACCTTCGAACATTGGTTTTGAATCCGCTGACCCTGACATTGGGAAGCCAATCTCTGATGGGTCCATCTTATACATTGCACATGAAATCTTGATAAGGAACTCCTGATATTTGGAGAATTCCATATCCTTATTGTTCTGTTGTGTGTTGATGAAGTCCAGTTTATCAGCATTGATAAGAGGTATCTTATGCATGTTCTGTACCCCTGCTACCTGTGCTATCCACTGACGTTTGAAATCTTCAACTGTATTCTGGTTGATGTTACCTGAGTAACGTAAAATACCCTTAGGCGCTGACCCTACCTTAAAGAAGTTGGCATTGTAATAGTCCGAGTTTAGTAACGCTGTTACTGTTTGAATCATATCCTCTAATTCGGACTTACCATAACCATTACACCGTATATCGGTATTTGGGTTACGTACTCCAAACATCAATTCCCAAGGATAGAATTCAGCTATTATTTTATGTTGATAGATCTGTACATGTGAGGGAGCATAGCCTTTGATCATTACTTCTTTCTTCTGCATTTCATTCTCATCATACGAATCAGCTACTCTGTATGTACCACCATCTGTTGCTAAGAATTCACATAACTGACCTCCACGGTTACGTATGATTTCAGCTGTAGCTTGATCAAGTATTAGTGAATCCATCGCTATCTTAGATACAAACGTTTTGAATGTATCAGCATGCCATTGATTGTTGGTATTACCACAGTTAAGAAGGAACTCGATTATATCTTCTATCCTTTGTTCATCAGCCTTTGTTAGTTTCTTCTCTTCTTTCTTTAATGAGAACTTTGATCTCTTCTCAACTACAAATCCTGGTGCATACTTATCTGTCTGTGGTGTACAGAAAGCTGATATCTGTTCCTTACGAGTTTCAGTTATAGCTTTGATAATATGGGTCTTTCCCATATTCCTAAGTACTTCATGTGACAGTGAATGTGGTCTACTTTTCCAGCCAAACCCTGTAGATAGTTGTTGTGGATCAAGTAGTAGTGATTTGACTTCTGTCTCTTCTCTTGGTTTTAGATCCTTGATAAATGCTTGAGCTTTGAGTATCTCATTAACATCATTACTCTCCATGGCTTTTCGGATAGCCAGAGTTTTTTCTATTCCTAATCGTATCTCTCTATCTTTGATCTCTTCTAACGGAGACTTTGGTATATTTTCAGATGAGTTGAGTACAGACATAGTATAAAGTTAATAAATTGATTTGTTATATACATAAAAAAGCCTCCTTTTTAGGAGGCCTTCTTATTTTTGTGATGTCGTCGTTGATCATCTGCTCTTACACCTTACTAAATCGCTTCGAGTCCTTTATCAGGAACTTCGTCTGGCCTTTGACAGGCGGAGTGTAGTTGGCACCTATAGAGCTGGTCTTAGTATTGAAGTATGCATTTTTATTATCCCAGGCAGGCCTATATATCCCGTTTAGGCCCTGTGGCATGTTTTGCATCTTTTGATACCTCTGCATTCTGCACAATGTACTTACCTGCGACGGTCACACCGGATGTGACTGTAGCTGTTTGTACGATCTGTGTGGCGAGGACCTGGCCGGTCGCTTTGATCGTGATCTCTGAAAAATAAATATTTGCCTTATCGGCGGTTTTGATTTGAGTTTTACCAGGCGGTTGGCCATCTGTAAAACCACAACTGTTTGCTTGGACTCCCATTACGGAGCAGACTGCAAACAAAAGTACGAAGAGAATTACCTTCTTCATGTTTTGTTGTTTTTGGTTTTTTGTGAAAAATTTCATTCTAAAAATGATTAATAACTAATAATACCTAAATATATGTATAAATAAAATAACCACAAACTTTTTGTTGATATTTATTTATTCTTTCTCTTCTTCGTCCGGAACCTTACCTTCTTTCTCGAGTAAAAGTTTGACTTGTTCGAATTCAGTAGTCAGGTCTTCAAAACTCTTCTTAGCTTTACGTAATTCCTTCTCCAGTACATAATACCGTGAAAGTGTTGTAAGAGTAATCTTGTACTCTTCGTCTTCAGTACCTTCTATCTTCCTGGCTATAAGTAGTCCTGCAAACTTTAGT